GTCTGGTAGTACAGGAGATAAAGTTTTCGAAGCTGATTTTAATACAGAAGGTTTAGATATCTATGTTCCAGGAAATGGTATTAGATTCGAAAATGGTGTTCATGCAACAATGACTAACACAACATCTTTGACTATTGGCTATACTGGCTAGGAGGTTAAATGGCTAACACTACCTCGGGAACAGTAACGTTTGATAAAACTTTTTCTATTGAAGAAATAATAGAAGATGCTTTCGAACGTATTGGATTAAATTCTGTAGCAGGTTATCAACTTAAATCTGCTAGGAGATCTCTTAATATCCTATTTCAAGAATGGGGTAATAGAGGTATTCATTATTGGGAAATAGGAGATACTAATTTAGATTTAATTGAAGGGCAATCAGACTATGATTTTTTTAGATCTAGTGATGATGGCACTTCTGCAACTACAACTGCACCTGCTAGTGTGTTTGGTATATCCGATGTCCTTGAGGCACAGTTAAGGTCAAATAGAACTCAAACAACACAATCAGATTCGCCAATGACAAAAGTTGATAGATCAACTTATGCAGGATTTTCTAACAAATTATCTAAAGGAACACCTAACCAATATTGGGTAGAAAGATTTATTGATAAAGTAAGAATACATATTTATCCTACACCAGATTCTACCAATGCATCTAAAGATATGCATTTCTTTTTTATAAAAAGAATTCAAGATGTTGGAGATTATACTAACGCAACTGACGTTCCGTTTAGATTTGTACCTTGTATGGTATCAGGATTAGCTTATTATTTATCAATGAAATATCAACCACAATTAATACAACCTATGAAATTAGTTTATGAAGATGAACTTGCAAGAGCGTTAGCAGAAGATGGTTCAGCTTCTAGCACATACATAACACCAAAAGCATACTACCCAGGAGCATAATGGCAAAATACGCAACAGGTAAATACGCAAGAGCAATATCAGATAGATCTGGTATGGAGTTTCCATATAAAGAAATGGTTAGAGAATGGAATGGATCATTCGTGCATGTGTCTGAGTTTGAACCTAAACAACCACAATTAGAACCAAAACCCATGAATGGTGATTCTATATCTTTACGTCATGTAAGACCAGACAGAACAGAAACAGCTGTCCCTAAACTATTACCTTTAAATGCATTTACGACAACAAATGGATCAACAACTATATCTGTAAATGAACCTGATCATGGCAGATCAACTGGAGAGACTGTGTGTTTTAGAGACGCAAATGTTGTTGGAGGTGTTGCAGCTGCAACTATAAATTTAGCTGCAGGATACACGATTACTAAAACAGATGATGATAATTATACCTTTGCAACAAGCACAACATCTAGTATAACTGAGTCTGGAGGAGGCGGTTTTGCATCAGCAGGACCAGTAACAGTAACAGCATGATTAAAAAAATAAAAAATTTTATTTGTAAAATATTAGGAATAAAACAATGCGCATGCCCTGAAGATATGGATGAACATTTAGTTTTATACGAAACAGTTCCAGAACCAGAAATTGATTTATATACAGATAAAGATGGAAAAGCTGTAAAATGTGGAACACACAAAAGATACAAAAAAAGTTGTGGTATTTGTAGAGAGGTGGCAGGAGTCGCATAATGGCAGGATTAAGTGCATCAGGATTAAAAACACAAATATTAAGTTACACTGAAACAGATTCTAATGTTTTAACAGATGCTGTTTTAGAGAATATAATTTTAAATGCACAATATAGAATCTTTAGAGATGTTCCTATTGATGCAGATAGAAAACAACAAACAGGTAATTTAGTTGCAGGTCAAGAAACAATTAATGCCCCAGCAGGAGCAGTTTTTATTAGAGCTATACAAGTATATGATTCAACATCAGCTACAACTGGAGCAAACGTATATTTAGAAAAAAAAGACATTACATATTTACAAGAGTATGTTTCATCTACAGAATCTGCAAAAAGAGGACAACCTAAATATTACGCCATGTTTGGTGGTGCCACAGGAGAGTCTGATACCACATCTGGAAGAATGATGTTTGCCCCAGTTCCTGATACTACATACAAATTTAGGGTTCATTATAATGCAATGCCTGCATTATTAGAGAATGATGACACAAATTATATTAGCCTTAACTTTCCAAATGGGCTATTATATTGTTGTTTATCAGAGGCATATACATATCTAAAAGGCCCGATAGACATGTTGACTTTATATGAAAATAAATATAAAGAAGAAGTACAGAAGTTTGCTAACGAGCAAGTTGGTAGAAGACGAAGAGACGACTACACTAATGGCGCTGTTCGTATACCAGTTAACTCAGTAAACCCATAGGAGAAAAATTATGGCAATAACATCGGCAATATGCACAAGTTTTAAACAAGAGCTTTTGGTTGGCACACACAACTTTACAGCGACTACAGGAAACACTTTTAAAATAGCTTTATACACAAGTTCTGCAACTTTAGGTGCAGGGACAACTGCTTTTTCATCCACTAATGAAATTACGAACTCATCTGGAACTGCTTACACGTCAGGCGGAGCAAGTCTTACAAGTGTAACTCCTACAACAGATAGCACGACAGCTGTTTGTGATTTTTCTGATGTAAGTTTTACAAATGCATCCTTCACAGCTAATGGTGCATTAATTTATAACTCATCACAATCAAACAAAGCAGTTGCAGTAATTGCTTTTGGTGGTGATAAAACTGTATCATCTGGTACTTTTACAATTCAATTTCCAACAGCTGACGCAACTAACGCAATCATAAGATTAGCATAAGGAGGTAAGTCCTTATGGCCAATTCTTGGAACGAATCAGGCACAACCTGGGGAACTGGTCGTTGGGGAACAACTGACGCCATTGCAAGTGGTTGGGGTGCTGATGCTTGGAATACTGGTGGTTCATGGGGCCAAGCTACTGATGAATTAGTAATATTAACTGGACAATCCGCAACACTTTCTCTTGGCACACCTATTGCTGCAGCTCAACAAGGTTGGGGCAGAGATGAATGGGGCGAAGAACCTTGGGGTGAAAGTTTTGATCCAGTTGTAAAAGTAAGTGGAGTATCTGCAAGTTTATCTTTAGGATCTGTTTCTGTCTCTGCACAAATAGCAGCAGGTTGGGGACAAGATGGTTGGGGTGTTGAAAACTGGGGACAATCAGGATTAACTTTTGAAATAACAGCTCCTGATGCAATAAGTTCTGCTCTTGGAACTGGTAGCGCTTGGAATAATGGTGCATGGGGACAACCACAAGCTTGGAATACTTTTGTTTTAACACCTGCTGATGTTGTAGGATTAACAGGGCAATCTTCAACAGCTAGTGTTGGATCTCCAACTCCAATAATAGATTTTACTGGAACTTTATCTGGAGTATCAGCCACTGCTTCTGTTGGATCAATATCACCTACAGAAATGACTGTAGGATTATCCGGGGTATCAGCGTCGTTCTCTGTAGGAACAATATCTCCTGCAGACGTAGTTGGATTAACAGGTGTATCATCAACATTTAGTGTTGGAAGTGTTGTAGTAGCTCCAATAGAACTTATTAACATAACAGGAGTTTCAGCTACCTTATCTGTCGGATCAGTAACTGTTGCTGATATGGCTGTAGGATTAGCTGGTCAAACAGGCACATTTTCTGTTGGATCAATATCTCCTGCAGACGTGGTTGGATTAACAGGTCAATCTGCAACTGCTTCTGTAGCTGCATTTGGCACTGCTACAGGCTTTGGAATACAAGCATATCAAAATATTGACACAGGTTCTAATTCAAGTTATAACAACGTTGCAACTGGCTCGAATACGAGTTATAGTGACGTAGCATAGGAGAAAAATTATGGCTTCAACATACACACCTTTAGGGGTAGAACTTCAAGCAACTGGTGAAAACGCCGGTACATGGGGGACAAAAACTAATACTAATTTACAGCTTATAGAACAATTAGCTGGTGGTACTACTTCACAAGCAGTATCTGATTCAGGAGATACGACTTTATCCGTTTCTGATGGATCAACAGGTGCAACTCTCGCACACAGAGTTATAGAATTTACAGGTTCATTAACAGCATCAAGAAACGTTACAATACCTTTAGACGTTCAACAAATGTATCTTTTAAAAAATGGAACTTCTGGATCTCAAAACGTAGTATTTAAATATGTTAGTGGTTCAGGAACAAGTGCAACTGTTGCAAATGGTAAAACTGTTATTGCTTATGCAAAAGCAGATGATGGTACAAATCCAAACATAGTTACTGTTGAGTTTGGTGGTGATGTTGTAGATGACACTTCTCCACAACTTGGTGGTGATTTAGATACAAATAGTTTCGATATAGCTTTTGATGATGCACATGGAATTGATGATGAAAACGGAAATGAACAAATCATATTTCAAACAACAGCATCTGCAGTAAATCAGTTTGACATTACCAACGCAGCAACAGGTAACTCACCTTCAATTTCAGCCACAGGTGGAGATACTAATATTAACATGGTCCTTGTTCCAAAAGGATCTGGAGAGACTGTTATCGGTACAGGTGCAGCTGCAGCTACATTAACATCAAGTGGTGCACATGACCTTGTTTTAGACACTAATTCTGGGACAAACTCAGGAAGTATTACCATTACTGATGGTGCAAATGGTAATATAAACATAGCACCTAATGGCACTGGGCAAGTTCAAGCTGGTGGACAACAAATATCCACTGTAGGAAAAGCTATTGCAATGGCTTTCATTTTCGGATAAAAAACAAACAAGGAGAATAAATTATGGCAGCACCCAATCTAGCAAACATATCGACGATAACTGCAAAGTCTGTTCAAGCGGCATTGACTACAACTTTGACGACTGAGATTCTGGCTAACGCTTCCTCTTCTAATAAAGTATTTAAAATTAACAATATTATCGTAGCAAATATTGATGGAACAAACGCAGCAGATGCTTCAGTGGCTATCACTAAGTCTGGTGGATCTCCTATCATGATCGCTTCTACAGTATCAGTACCTGCTGATGCAACTTTAGTTGTTGTTGATAAAAATACTGCTCTATACCTTGAAGAAGGCGATAATATAGAGGCAGGAGCAGGCGCAGCATCTGATTTGACTATTACTATCAATTACGAAGAATTAAGTTAATATTTACAACTTAATATAATTGTTGTAAGAGTAGTATATCATGGCTTTATATTTCGCAGAATTAGATTCAAGTAATACGGTAATAAGAGTTGTTACCGCTCCCGAAGATATTGTATCTTCCCCAAACGATCCAGCTGGCGAAACATGGTGTTCAAATAATATTCCTAATGATCCGGATATACCATTAGTTGATGGAGCTTATCCAGGAGTGGCCTGGAAGCAAACTTACAAAACTGCCTTTGATGCAGCCACTAGATGGAATTATGCCGGTATAGGGGGCACCTATGACCCAGCAAACGATGCTTTTATACCGGAACAAGTTTATGCATCTTATACATTAAACGACGAATTTAAGTGGACACCACCAACGGCTTATCCAACCGTAGATGATCAAGGTAATTCTTTACCTAGAGACGCTTTTTATCCAGACAATTTACTTATTGATTGGAATGAAAATTTATTAAAGTGGGTTGGACAAAGAGTCGAAGATGGTGTAACAGTAACTAAAGAATGGAACCCAGATTCTTCAACATGGAGTATTAAAGAATAAATATGACAACAGGTTTTTTAACATCAGGTTTTTCATTAATAGGACAAATGAATTTACAAAATGACGGTGGAGTTATTGGTCCAGATAATACACCTGAACTAAACGATAAAGTAACGTCATTCACATCACCAGGAACTTTTTCTGGAGCAGACCCTAAAAACAGCGGTCAAACAGGAAAAGTAATTCTTGTTGGCGGCGGAGGCGGCGGTGGCCGACAAGCAGGCGGCGGAGGAGCTGGCGGGCTTGTAGTCATAGATAGCGCTAACCTTGCATCAAGTTTTCCAGTGACTGTTGGCGGCGGCGGTAGTGGAGCTGGACAAGGTTCAAAAGGATCAAATGGAAGTAATACATCAGCACCTATCGGCGGTACGACCTACACTGCACAAGGTGGTGGCGGAAGCGGAAGATCTTTACCAAATTACACTTCACCATCAGGAACTTATAACGGTCAATCTGGAGGATCCGGGGGCGGAGGCGGAAGAGGAAGCCATAACCCTACAAACAATAACCCTGGAGGATCAGCTAATCAACCAGGTGTATCAAACCCTGGATCAAATGTTAACGTCGGTAATGCAGGCGGAACTGGAAATTCACAAAACGTGCACGATAATAGAATCGGTGGCGGTGGCGGAGGAGCTGCAGGAGCAGGTTCTCAATCTACAGCCGGAGAAGGTAACGTAGTATTTCCAACTAAAGCATTACCTCAATCACCAATTTTTTCACCTGGCGGAACTGGAAAAATTGCAGGTGGTGGTGGCGGATCTGCTAGTCTTGCAAAAGGCGGTGGAGCACCTAATTCTTATTTTACACCTCCAACGGGGACTGACGGATCAGGTGGCGGTGGAGGATCATGTTATAATGCTCCAAACCCGGGATCAGCAGGTGGCGATGGCGGAGTTCATATCATAGAGACAGGAGCAGGACCTTCTGTTTCAAGTGGAAGATGGTCTCTAAAAGCTGTATACTCTGCAGTGATAGATGAGAACTGGCCAAGTTAATAGATTTTAAAATCGCAGGAGAAAGAATGTATAGATGTTACACACGATAGTTGTTGATGATTTTTTTGATAATGTAGATGACATAATTAATTTATCTAAAAAATTAGAGTATCACACACCAAAAAATGCCAATTGGCCCGGTCTTCGAACACACTCATTACATACCACACATTATGATTTATTTAATAGCGTAATTATGAAAGTCTTACATTACTATTATCCTAATAAAGAATTACGTTACAGTAATTCTAGTGTTATTTTTAGTAGATTAAAGCATGGAGACCAAGGGAAAACAAGATTTCATGTAGATGATGATTCAAAAATAGCTGCGGTAATATATTTAAGTGAGGGGGATATAGAAGGTGGAACTACAATATTTGAAAATAATAATAAAAATAAAAAACAAGTAATTGTAGGAAATACTTTTAATTCTATGATAGCTTATGATGGAAATAGACGGCATGGTTATACCTCATTACTACCGTTTAATAATAAAGAAAGATTGACTCTAAATGTATTTATAGGAGATATACAAGAAAATGGTTAATGAAAACCAATTCTGGGTTTATGACAAAGTAATTCCAGAACATATTTGCGATCAAATAAAAAAATTAGGTTTAAGTAAAAATCTAGGAAAAGGTTTAACTGCAGATAAAACTCCTGAAGAACATAAAGACGATGGTATTTCTGAATTATTAAAAGTGAGAGATTCTGATTTAAGTTGGTTAGATGAAAATTGGATATACAAAGAAATAGAACCTGTTGTCCACCAAGCTAATAAAGATGCAAAATGGAATTATGATTGGGATAGAATGGAACAAGCTCAATTTACAAAATACGGAAAAGGTCAATATTATAAATGGCATATGGATACAACAAATAAACCTTTTGACAATCCAGAAGAACCATTTTTTTATAAAAAAATAAGAAAACTATCTTTGTCTTTATTACTATCTCACCCAGACGAATATGAGGGCGGTGACTTTGAGTTTGATTTTTCTAATGTAGAGATGGGTACACGTAGGCATTCCTTAAAACAATTGTCTGGTAAAGGCTCTATGGTTATTTTTCCTAGTGACACTTTCCATAGAGTTAATCCTGTAACGAAAGGGACAAGGTACTCTTTAGTTATCTGGTGTGTTGGAGACCCTTTTAGGTGAAAAAAATATACTTTCTTTCTGGCTACTCTAGATCAGGGAATACATTTTTATCTTCTATTTTAAATCAAAATAAAAATATAACAGTAACTCCAAACAGCTGTGTTGTTCAAATAAT